GAATTCCCGGCTTTTGACTTTTCGTGGGCGTACAGCCAGCGCATCAGGTACTCGTAAGAATCGACCGCGCACCACGCAATGCTGTTCGTCTGCACTTCGAAGAATTTCTTCTCCTGTACCGTCGAGAGCTTCCCGCCCGGTCGTTTCACTTCCATCAGGAATCCGGGGAACGTTCGGTGGAGAACCACGTAATCTGCCAGACCAGGCTCACCGACTCTCACATGCCGATCGTCCTTGGTTTTGAACAGGCCGCTCTGAAGGCGCAGCGGATAATATCCGCGCAGCCGCAGCAGATCGAGACACTGCCTTTCCACGTCGTTTTCCGAAAGCTTGATTCGAGGTGCGCTTAGACGGAAACGCTTCATGCGCGCTCCGTTTTTCGCTGAGAGATGCTGAGGAATACAGCGCAACAACCGATACAAGGCAAGCAACCAAAACAGCAGAGAACTGGTAAGTTATTTAGTGTCAGCGTGATGAAACCTTTTACGCCGCAAAAGTGCCAGTGCTTTAATATCAGTAGTTTAGATGCAAAATGAGGAATTTGATGGGAGATGCTGAGGAATGCTGCTAGAATCCAGGCATGCCCTTGCATCTCTATCGCCGCCACTACGACAACGGCCGTTGTTTTGGTGGTCATCCGCCAAATACCCAGACCTACGAATCCGATGAACTGCGTCCGCGCTGGAAAAAATGCGGCTGTCCGATCTACGCCTCCGGCCGTCTGGGGGAGAATCCGAAGTTTCGCAAGAATACCAAGTGCTGTACTTGGAGCGATGCACGCGTGGTGGCGGAGCTGTGGGAACGCGGTACGCTGGGACCTCAACCGCCGGATTCGCCAACGCCGGCACCTGCCAAACGCCGGATCAGCATCGAGGACGCGGCGGAAGCTTGCCAGAAATACTACCGTACCGAGAAAGCAGCTGACGGAACGCAGGATATGTACAAGTGCGTGCTGAAAAAGCTGTGTCGTTTCGCAAGCCACGTCAGAGGTTACGTCTACTTGGATCAGTGGCAGCGTTCCGACAGCTACGAGTTGAAGACCTGGTTTGGCATCTCGGTTTCCGGCAGCCGCACCTACATGGCTCAGGTCAAATCGTTTTTCGAGTTTTGTATCGATCAGGAATGGTTGGAGGAGAACCCGGCGACCATTCGCATCAACCGTCGCCTGAAGGTACAGCGCATTCTCGATAAGGCTAAGCCGCGCTGGCCGTTCACCGATGAGGAGATTCGGCGCATGCTGGAAGCGGCTTTGCGTTACACACAGCGGCAGGGTCGGCGTTCCGACTGGGGCGGACAGGACCTCTACGATTTCATCCTGATTAGTACGTATACCGGCCTGCGCATCAGCGATGTGGCGCAATTTGAGGCGTCGCGGCTTCTGGCGGATGGTCAGGTGCGCGTCCGGACCATCAAAAACGTGGGGGATGTCCATACTTGGGTGCCGCCTGCGGTGCAGGAGCGCATCCGTGCCCGCGCGGCGCAATACGGCACTTACATTTTCGGCCAGCCGGTCTCCTCCAAGATCAAGATTGTCACCAGCGTGTGGCGGAAACGTCTGGACAAGTTCTGGGAATTGAACGGGCCATGGGAGCGGCATCCGACGCATCATCGCTTTCGCCACACCTTCTGCCGCATCCTGCTCGAAAAGGGAGTTCCGGCGCTGCGCGTCGCCGAACTGATCGGCGATACCGAGGAAGTGGTCCTCGCTAGCTATGGCACCTGGTGCAAGGAGCGGCAGGACGCGATCCGCAACGTGCTGGAGAACGCCTTCAGTGAGCGCCGCCTGTTTGCTGTGAAGTGATTTCATCGCGCCAGCGTCAGCGATAGCCGTTTCACGGGCGTCAGCAGTTTCGTATGGATGCGTCGGGCTACGGATTCGGGGATACGATAGCTGAGCTTGCCATTGGGTCCGGGGAGTTTGACTACCTCCGGATCCACCATCACCAGCTTACGGATGGTAGCCGTACTGTAGCCCCACAGTTTCACCAACTCGGCGATGGTGTAGTGCTTCTCAAATGCAGTGTCATTCATGTTTCTTCTCCAATTCCATTAAGGCTTGGGTGATCTCGACGATCCCCTGATACAGGCAGTCCACGACTTTGGCCGGGACATCGGCACGCTTGTGTGCGAGGTACAACCAGTACTCGGCTTCGTTTAAGTGATCTTCCCAACCCATAAGCTGACCTTGCCAGACCCAACCGCAGTTTCACCGTGGAGCACATCACCTCACAATGCGGTACGACACCCGACGCAAGACTACCTCACGAGGCCCAGCCCGACCCGGCGAGACCGTAGCGCATCGGAATTTATCGTTTCCCCCACCATTCGTTGTTCGGATAAAAAACGCGTTGCTGGCGACGACGACGGCGCCGAACCAGTAGCGCCACGCCCGCCAGCAACGCAACACAAACGAGGAACAGAAGTACCATGTCTTAGAAGAGCACCTTACTTCACGTGATAATAGAACCCGTTACCATGCCAAACGCAACACCACCGCACCCAACGTAACCATTCGCCACGCTACATGAATCCGCCAGACTGCACCTGACCGAACAACACCAGACCATAGGTAGCGTGACCCGACTAAACGCCACGTGACCGGACAATCGGCTACCTGACGCCACGATACCGGCCCAAACATAACTCGGCCAGAGGTGACGCCACGCTGCCTCAGGTCACCGGACGATAGACGCCCACACCGGACCCAGCGAAACACGACCCGACGTCAGCCCACCGTACCTCACCTCACAGAACCATTAAGCCCACACAATACGCGACCCGACCAACCCTTACAATGCCCGGCCATGCGGGACCGCATCACACCTGACTCTACGCTGCTTTTTTCTTGGATGTCGGCGTTAGCGAGACCTCGCCTTCTGTGCGTTCCCAGCGCGTCACCGCAAACATCCCGAATGTACCCTTGCGCTGTGGCCGGAAGTCGCCTATCCCGATACGCGTTCCTCCCAGCGTAAACAGCCGCAGGAACGTGTCTTCCGCCAGTTGATCGATATCCAGCATGGCGGTAAAAGAGATTGCCCATTTTTCAAACAGCGGGCGCACGATGCAGACGGCTTCGCCGCCGTTGGGATTCCGTCCCTGGCGCACTTCATACCGCCAGGGCGAATAGCCCCACTTCGCCTCGTCGCCATCTCCCGGCAGCAGTAGCGGAAAGCTCTCGCCTTCGAGTAGTAGCAGGCCTGGTAACAGCGATGACTCTTTTGTCGATAGCTGGCGTTTTTGGTCCAATCGAATGAAAACGCCGGCATTCATCAGACACGACATGAGCATGGTATTCGGCGCACACGCGTGTCCATCACCATTTAAGTGAACATGGCTGGCGGCTTCGTCCTCGAGTGACGGACGCGCCGCGGATTTCGATTTCTTTCCAGTTTTATCGCGCAGGGCCAGCAGTTCGTCGATGCCCATGCGGTTCTGGAGCATGCCTGGAGGCAGGCCCTTTAACGTGATTCGGAATCGTTTCATAATGTACTCAGCCTCAGTTAAAACAGCAGTTAAGGGTTAGGCCCGGGGGTGAGATCCCGGGCCGCTTCGTTTGCAGAACCTGACAGCAGCGCACCTGGCGCGGCCTGACAATGGCGAACTGGACCCGGCGAGACCCTACTGCGCGACGCCATACCCAACCCGACCTGACGGGAGCGAACACGTCCGCGCCTTGCGTGACCTCGCGGGACATTACCAAGCGGGACGCAAGTTCACCTCGCCAGACGAAATCTGACGTGACAAAACCGAACTGTGGTTCACGACGCTTCGCCAGAGATCGCGCTATCCAACCATAGGGCACGACGCATCGCCAAACCACGCGCCAGCTCATGTCTCGATCTCCTCGTATTCTTCGCTGCGCGGCAGGCGGTGGTACAGGCAGTCCCGCAACTGGCGGATCTGTCTGGCGATCTCGCATAACGCCAGTACGCTGGCTTCACTGGCGTTTTCGCCGGCCAGCGTAGCGATCTCAGCTAACCGTTGATCGAAAGGGGACGGCATCGGATAGCTCATATTTTCTCCATGGTCCAGAAACGACACCTTACCCAACGTCACTTTACCCAGCGAGACTTCACCTCGCGAGACAGAAGGCCACGCAGCATCAGGCAACGCAAGGCGACAAAACCCCATGGTAATTAAAGCGCTTGCAAACACCCACAAGTGCGGCAGCGGAATCCGCTGTAGGTGGCGTAATCCTGGTGACCCTCTGGCGAATAAACGCCGGTTCCGTAGCGGCCTTCTACGTGGTGGACATGGGACGATCCGCAGCGCGCGCAGCCGGGGAGGCTCCCGGCTGCGCTGGCGGAAAATTTCGCGTGTCGGATTCCTCCGACGTGTCTGGCGGCGGCAGACTACGTAGCAGTTCGTCTACGATACGCCAGATCGCATACTTCTTGTTGCCGCGGTCTTCGTTCTGTTGACGCCGGCGCGCCTCAGCCATGAGTCTGAGGTAACCGTCGTGACTGACTTCGAGTTGTAAACGGCAGGCCTTCATGGATACACCTTTCGTGTCTGATGTCCAATCCTCAGAATAGTAGGCGTCCTTCCCCGTCAGAGAGGACGCAGGCGCTATGCGCTGTAAGCTCCTGCAGAGGTTGTGCGGTTGCTTAAGTGCTGTTGCTGCTTAAATTACGCCGAATGATGGAGCGTGTCAATCTCTCTTTTTATGGGTTTCTTATGAAATGATGAGACTTAAAGTAGTGTAGTTTGCTGTTTCTAGTACCTCCTATGGTTCACCCGGAAGACTTCACCAAAGACACCAGTCTGCGTAAGTGAAAGATCGATAAACATCTGGTAGTGGAACCCCCCCCCCTCCGATTGAAATGTCTGTATGTCTGTTGAAAAGTGCCTCAGGCATCTTTTTGCTAGTACTAAAAATTTTCATCGATTCTTACCGGGCAAGTCGACAACTAGTACGATAGTAGGGCTGTGTAAAAGCGTTGACGAAGCCCGCTATTCAAATGTAAGCTAAGGGAAAATTAGCCTTTACGCGCGTTCAAATGGGATCGCGCTGCGTGCGCTCGAACAGCACGTTAAAAACGAACTCCCAATCTTTCGATAGGTATACGTGTCTTCTCCTCGCAGCCTGCTTCCGGTACTCGGCTCCGGCGATATCGTGCTCGGCTACGTCTCGCCGGCTGCGGCACAACGCATGCTCGACGAGGGACACGTCTTACCCCGCGGCACACGCCATCGAGTTCGCGCCCTCATCGCCGTCCACGGCAACATCGACTTACTTCCCGCCACTCACTTACCACTCAATCAACGGTATTCACACAACCGTGAAACCGTAGATAATCCTCCAGGCGTATGGACGTTCAAGAAACTACGAAATCAACAGATTCTACAGAAAATACACAAATCCTGAGTAATCCATCGTATCCGGGAACTCCTCAAAGGATGCGGGCATTTCTCGAGGCTTATACGCGATGCGGGCGCGTTAATAAGGCGTGTGAGATTGCGCAGATCGACCGCACCACGCATTACCTCAAGCTAGCCAAGGATCAGAGGTATCAACAGGCATTTGCCGAAGCACAGCAGCGTCGTGCGGACATGATTGAAGACGAGATCGTCCGCCGTGCCATCGAATGCGAATCCGATACGCTACTGATGTTCCTGGCGCGCGGCGCCATGCCGGAACGATATCGCGAGCGCATCTCTACCGAAGTAACCGTCAACGTACATCTGGCCGATCGCATTAAAGCCGCGGACGAACGCATGCTCGAGCGTCAACGCAATGCCGGTTCTGACAGCCGCCCAAGCTGAAGACACCCTCATCGAGCGGGTGCTCACGTATAAACGCGATCCCCTGGGTTTCGTCCAGTGGGCGTATCCCTGGCGGGAGCCAGGCGGTCCACTCGAGGCATTCGATGGACCGGACGGCTGGCAGGCGGAATTGCTCAATGAGATTGGCCGGGAGGTGCGCGCCCGTAACTTCGATGGGACCAACCCGGTGCTGCCCATCCGCGAATGCATTTCGTCCGGCCACGGCATCGGGAAATCTACCACCTCCGCCTGGATCAGCGACTGGATTCTATCCACCCGTCCGTATTCAGTCGGCACGATTACCGCGAACACGTACCTCCAACTCCAGCTCAAGACCTGGCCGGCGCTCTTGCGCTGGACGCGTATGTGCATCACCTCGCATTGGTTTACCTTAGGCACCGATAAGATCGCGGCGAAGTGCGCTCCGGACTCCTGGTTCGTCGCTGCACAGACTTGCCGGCGCGAGAACAGCGAAGCGTTCCAGGGGCAGCACGCCGCACAGTCCACCTCGTGGTACCTATTCGATGAAGCCTCCGCTGTACCGGACGAAATCTGGGACGCCGCTGAAGGCGGACTCACCGACGGCGAGCCCATGATCTTCGCGTGGGGGAACCCCACCCGCAACCAGGGCAAGTTCCACCGGATCGTATTCGGGTCCGAGCGCGACCGCTGGAAACAGCAGATTATCGATTCTCGTAACTGCCGCTTCACGAATAAGCAGCTCATCCAGGAGTGGATCGAGGACTGGGGCGAGGACTCTGACTTCGTGCGCGTCCGTGTCCGCGGCGTTGCTCCGCGTGCTGGCGACCTCCAGTTCATCGATTACGACCGGGTGCGCGACGCCCAGAAGCGCGACGTACGGGCATTCAGTGACGATCCGCTCATTGCCGGCTTCGACGTATCGGGCGGCGGCGCTGCCTGGAACGTGATCGCATTTAGACGAGGACTCGATGCTCGTAGCATCGCTCCCATCCGCATCGCCGGCGAGTTCACCCGCGGTGACCGCGGCCCGATGGTCGCGAAACTCGCCGAACTCCTCAGCGAAACGAAACCCTCGAAGAAAATCGCCATGATGTTCGTCGATCAGGCGTACGGTTCGCCCTACGTCGAACGCCTGCGCATGATGGGGTTCCGCAACGTGGTCGAAGTGAACTTCGGCGCCAACTCTCCCGACCGTCATCAGGCGAACATGCGGGCGTACATGTGGAACAAGCTTCGTGACTGGTTGGATCACGGCGCCATCGTGAGCGATAAGGTGCTCGAGGACGATCTCACCGGACCGTCCGCCGATCGCAACCGGCGCGATCAGTTAGTGCTTGAGAGCAAGCAGGATTTACAGAAGCGCGGCATCGCCAGTCCGGATAATGCCGATGCGCTCGCGCTTACGTTCGCGGCACACGTGCCGCCCGTGCAGCCGGAACCGTTAGGGGACCGGTTCTACGGCGGCACGGTCAACAGTTCCTGGATGTCATAGGAGGTCACACATGGCAATCGATTACAACCCTGCGGGTCGCCCGAGACGCGATTCGCAGATGCAGGATATCGCACGGCTGCACGGTAGCGCCAGCACGCAAAAGAGCATGGAACGGCAGCCCAACTATTTCAGTGACAGCAAAACTCCCGATCCGGACGGAGAGCGCGATACCGCATCGCTCGAGCGTACGGGTGTCGGCGAACACAAGAACCGCTACATCAACGATCCCAGTGGTAGCAGAACCAATCGAGGATAACCAATGGCACGACGACCCGATTTATCCACCGGACACCCGCCGCGGGATAACCAAATGCGCTCGATCAGCCGCGGACCGATGGCGCGGCCGGATCCGCGCAAGCAGACCCCGCCGAACATCGCGGACGACCCGTATCATCCCGATCCGCCCCCGGATTATCCGTCCCGTAATTCGATTCCGGAGCGATAGCATGCCTCTCAAACGTGGAACCAGTCAGAAGACCATCAGCCGGAATATCCGCACGGAAAAAGCTGCGGGTACGCCACAGCGTCAGGCTGTCGCAATCGCACTCAACAAGGCTCGCGAATCCGGCGCCCGCATTCCGAAGCCACCCTCCGACAGTCCAGCAGCAGCGGTCGCGTCTAAGCGGGCGACCAGGAAAACCAACATCGTGAATAATCTTAGGCGTCTTATGAGGCAACCGTAATGTCACTCACCACCAAACAGCGCAACAAACTACCGGATTCCGCGTTCGGATTACCGGGAAGCCGCCGCTACCCGATGCCTACCCGTCAGCACGCCGCGAACGCGAAAGCACGCGCGACTCAACAGGTCGATAAAGGCAATCTCTCCCCATCGTCTGCGGCGAAGATCAAGGCTAAGGCCAATCGCATTCTCGATCGAAAGAA